GGCAAGTGGTCTGGGAGACGGGCAGACCAACGCGCAGCGGTGCTGGGAATGGTACACAACCAATATGACAAACAGAACTTTTCTAACTTATCATTTTTACACAAAAAAGAGAGGAAAAATCATCACTTTTTTGTTTTAAAAAACATTTCTTCCAGGCATCCGGGACAAGTGTTTCTCTATATGTCCGCACATCGTTTCATATGCGTTATGATAAACCTTACAAAATATCATCAAGAAACTTTAAGTTCACCTTTATGGGGGCTTTTATTCCAATTATCCCGTGTCAATCGTTGACACGGGATAATTCCTTATAATCATTGCTTTGTTCAACTTTCATTATTTGTTCTGGATTTTGCTTCATAGCATCCATGTACATTCGGAAAGCCCTTTCAGCAGCAACTGTCTTGGTTTGTCCAAGGCTCTCACAGAATTGCTCAAATTCCTCATGTAAAGCTCTGTCGAGATACAGATTCAAGTATCGCCCGTCTTTCTTTGGTCTAGGCATTTATATCACCATCCTCTATTATTATTTGAATTTTATTTCGGAATAGTCCGTTTATACAACAATCACACACAGATTTGTTCCATAGATTTTGCTTATTAGACAATTCCTCTATAGTACCAATCCATAATGGTTCGCCGAGCAATGATAGATTAGTTTTATTAACTTTCTGTTTCCCTTCCATTATAACAAATTTTTGTGCGTCTTTATAAGCCAACCCTGCTTCATGCAATAAATCTATTTTCTTGGATGCTATTCTATGTGAACGAAGTGTTTTGGTTTTACAATTCGCATTTATATATGCTTTTTGTGTCCAAAGTTCACACTTTCGAAAACCACAACTTATTAAAAGATAAACTAATTGTTTAACTGTAACATTCTCACCACACAGCATAAAACGTAATTTCCTCCTTTAGCGTCCGTCATTATAGCAATTATAAAAGGCGTCAACTAGATCCGCCAGATCTTGAGCAGACAATTTTCCAGCCAAAGCGGGAGGGATGCGATTGTAACAAGCACGAAAAGTGTCATCAAATGCGCCTATCTTGCTGCACTTTTTAACACGCTGATATTTTGCCATGAAAAAGACATCCGGAAGAGAAAGGTCGCCATTTTTTAAAGACGCGGTAACCTCGCCACTAAAAACAGAGGTATCGAGATCAAGCAGCTCCTCAAGCGAGCAGCCAAAAGCAGACGTGAAAGCCTGGACGACTTTTGCCGACATGTTTTGTGTAGAACACTCTCCAGACTCATACTTCTGTAAAAGTCGGATATTAACACCGACTTTTTTTGAAAAATCGCTTTGCGTCATTCCGCAAAGCGTTCTGATTTCTTTAATTGTTGCCATATTCTGTTCCTCCCTGTGTTTGTGTCGTTCCTTAACTTTGATTACATCATACGCCAATTTTGGCGTAAAGTCAATATAAAAAGAGAAAAAATATAGTAAAATAAAGTGTTGACAATACGCCAATATTGGCGTATAATAAAAACAACAAAGGAACAATAAAGAAAACGGGAGGAAATAAGAATGAAAATTTATTTTGAAAAGACAAACGGAAACAACAAAGTGATCTTTACAGATGGAAAGACCGCAAAAGTATTTGACGGAGCACCGACCGGAAGATTTAAGATGGATTTTTCCGTGGCTGCCAGGTCCGCGCATTGATCTGATTCCAATTTTCCCCGCTCCGGTAAGATGCGCACGCAACTGCGCTGCGCTCGGAACTGCGGCCTAGTTTTTTAATAATTACTCATTTCTAATAAACTCTTCTACATATCCAGTTGCCAGTATATCTTGAATATAATTATAAAACTTACGAGTAACTATTATTTTTTCTGGAGAATAGACAATATGTTTTTCATCATATAACTTGTTCAATATTTTGATTTCTTCTTCGTCCATTTTATCATAACTCCATCCATAACAACCATTTTTATACTATAATCTATATATGGATATAACCTAAGTTCTTTTTGCATAATCTCCCTATTTAAAAATGATACAGCCTTTTCTTGGATTTTATCTGTCAACATTCCTCTCATAATGTTATCCCTCTTTCATACTATATGTTCCTTTAATTTTCTAAAATATAATTATGGTCAAAATTCCCTTGAGAATTAAATGTACTAATCATATCAAAAATATTATTGCGAAGCATGGTTAAAATATCGCTTGATAGATGACAAATCATTTCTGTATATTCATCATCTTTTAATAGACAATGACAACCTAGCCACTTATTTTCTGCATTTTCTTTAATCCAATTTGAGTCAGTTGAAAATGATTCATAAACTTGGTTTTCAAGATTTACTTCATGTTCAGAGTTGGGGTCATCTGTTAAGAACCATTGAAAGTTTCCTAGTTCATTACAGGCTGTATGACATACTAAATAAAAGTCTGCATTTTTATTTTCTCTTGCAATTGTTATAAATTTTTTTTGCATATTATTTGTCTCCTTTTAATTATCTTCACCTTGAGCTATCATCAGTTAAATCCTTATTTAATTTTTCCAAGTCGTAATCTGTCGGAATCACAGACCAACCTTTATACGTTGCACACGGCCGCTGCCCGTCTCCGATTTTCCCGAGCATTGCTCTTTTTACTCGGGAAAGCCCCGAAATAACATTTTTAAACTCCCGAGTGTCTGGCTCAACGCCAAACATCTCGTGATTTTCCCTCAGCCAAAAGGCAAGGGAGTGAATATGGAAATGCTCCCCTTCCGGACTGACTAAGTGCCAGTCGATCGCCGCCTTGTTGGTTATAAATCGCCCAGATTTCGGGCTTTTCTTGGCGGCTTCCGTCGCCATCCTCTGTATCTCTGCACTGTTCGGAACCTTTTTTCTCGACTCTGCCATCTTTTCCCGGGTGGCGGCTGACATTTTAAGCCCCTTGTGATTCTGGCTCAAGTATTTGAGTCTACACTCCCTCGAACAAGTCACAACGTTGCGGGAGGGAGTGCAAGGATACTCCTTCCCGCAAATTACACACTTTTTATAATTTTTTTCTTTCATGCTTCTTTTTCCGCGAGATCGAGGTCTGATCCATCGAGAAATTCCCCGTCTTCGTCCGTATTACAGTATTCGAGCGCGTATTCATCGGCAAACATGTATCCACCGGACTTGCGGTACGAGCAGCTATATTTAGCAAGCTCGGCTTTTGCCAAGTCGTACTGGTCTCCCGTCCAGCGTTTCAGTTCTTCCGGGCTTGCGTTTTCTCCACAGATGCAATCGCCTTCGGTAAAGTTGTTAAATTGTTTCTTGGAGTAGCTGCCTACTCCATGCTTTAAAATTATAGTGTTATAAAACTCATTCATATCTGTTTTCTCCTTTTCTGTTTTTTTGGTATCCTCTCTAACTACTCTATCGAGTAGTAAAAGGACATACTCCGGCGGGTTTCTTTTTCCCGCCTCCCATCCCTCAAGAGTCCTCTTCGGGATGTTATATTTTCTTGCGAACGCCTCCTGTGTTAAGCCGGAGGCGTTCCGGATTGTTTTTATTTTCATTCTTTATTTTTCTCCTTCTTTATATTCAATAAATTCGTCATCCGTCTCAACGAATTTATTGATTTCTTCGATCAGTTCCTCTTCGCTGACCGTCTGGAACTCACCGCACTCGTAAGTTCCGTCTTCGAGACGGTGATCATCGAAGCTTCCGCACACCGGGCAGAAGTCAAATTCTGCGGTGGTTCCGTAGGAAACCTCCCACATCCCGTTTTCCAAACGGGTGTAGTCCGTCCAGAAGCCATACGCTCCACCGTTTGCTGACTTCTCTGATTCGTACTCCGAAAAATCATTAAATCTTACTCTCTGGATTCCTTCCAGACTTTTAATTTTTTTTGCTTTTTCCATTTTAATTTCCTCCTTGATTTTTGTTATGCCTTAACTTTGATTATATAATACCACTCATCGACGTATACGTCAATAGGTTATTTTAGTTTTTTTATTTTTTGCAATAAAAAAAGGCGTAGGGAAATCCCCACGCCTTTTGATATATTTTATATTTTTTTACTGGCGGTTACACCACTCCTGTAAAGCCTTGACCATCGCAGACGGGTAGCTGATCACGCCGTCTACCGGTGTGCCGAGTTTTTTCTGGAGCGCTCGGATGGTCTGCGGCCCGATGTAGCCGTCTGCGGTCACTCCTGCCCATCTCTGCATGGCCCTGATCAGATCGGATCCGCCGGACAGTTTGCCAGACCATTCGGCCGCCGCGATGCCAGCACAGTATTTTTTGTTGCTCGTCGGCTGATCGCTGATCACGCCGTCTACTCCAGTCTTAAAAATCTCCTGCAAGCGTTTGGTCAGCTCATGACCCCATATGCCATCGACTGCGATCGTTTTTGAGGTTGATTCTTTGGCCGCGCCGCCATACGTGCAGAATTTTGAATGGCAGTTGATCCAGCCCGCACCGGAGAGCAGTCGTCCCCAGCTTGTATTCTGAATTTCTGTTACCGTATAGCTACCATGATCCGTGATCATGCCGACGATGCGGCTGTCTGCGTTTGGCTGCTCTCTAATATTAAGGTCGGTATTAACCTTGTAGATACCCGGCTCATATTTTCCACTTGCTGGCTGTTCGGCCGATGCCGCACCACTGATCAGGCTCTTAAACCGCTCCCAATCCCCTCTCTCGATGATCTGGCTCGGGCAGTGCTTGCTGCAGATATCATAGTGGCGGTATACGCGGCTGGCCGGAATACCAGTCTCCCGCATGATCTCTTTGACGACCGCTACCGTGTTCTGAAACGCTTTTTCGTAATTATATCCCGCCTGCACGCACATCTCCACACCAATGCTGCTACGGTTGCCGTAGCGTCCAAACAGGTTATTACCGCCGTAATTAACCCCGACGTGCCAGCAGCCACAGCTGTGCGGTGCCGCCTGATAGGCGGTGTCACCATCATCCACGTAATAATGGGCGGACATATTCTGAAAATTGCCGTTATACTGCGCTCGTGCGTGTGCCAGCGCGTCTGCTCCGGCGGCGAAGTTATCCGTGTTGTGGACTACGATACATTTAGGATCGTTCTCACTGTAAGTATTCGTGTTACTGATTAATGATCTGTCAATTCTCATTTGTCGATGCTCCTTTTCCCAAAATTTCGATTCTTAGGAACATTGTACTCTTTTTCTCACGGCTCTTTGTAGGCTTGTTAGACTACGTATCGGTGATGGCTGTATCTTACGTTTTCCTGCGTTACTTTTGCGTAGATCATCGTGGTACTGATCCGCGTATGACCGAGGAGTTTCTGCAGATCCGTCACGTCCATGCCGTGGTCTATCGCATTTGTAGCTGTGGTGTGCCGGATCAGATGAGGAAATAGCGGTCTCCCGATGCCGGATCGCACGCCGATGTTGTGGATGACCTGCTCTATAGCTTGCTTTTGCAGAGCATGGTAAGGCTTACGTATTGTACAAAAAACGGCATCTGTATCGTCTTTTCTGGTAGTCCAATACTTCTGCAGAGTGTATTCTGCGCGGGCGTTAAGATAAGAAACTCGGTGTTTGCGGCCTTTTCCGAACAATCTGACTTCTTTCGTGGAGAAATCAATATCTTCTTTTTTGAGGATCGCCATTTCCGAAACACGGCATCCGGTACTGTAGAAAAACTCGATCATTGCTATTTCTCGAAGATCAACGCACGCATCCCGTACCATTTCCATCTCTATGCCATCAAGTGGCTCTCGCGGCTTCTCCTCGTACTTAATGGCGTGGATTTTCGCACATGGGTTCTCCGGAATGTAATATTCCCGACAACACCAGTCAAGAAACGTATTGATAACGATGCGCTTAGTGTCAATGGTATGATCCGAGTTCTTCCCAACCAGCCCGTACAAATATAAGCGGATATCGTTTGCCGTGATTTTCTCAACTGGCTTGCCAACGGCGTACAAAAACTGTTCCAGATAACATTTGTAAGTTATAAGCGACTGCGGACTCATGCCCTCAATCTTTTTCGATACCATGTAGACCTTATAGCACGCTGGTAAGAGATCATCCGGAACCGCTATATCCCTGCACTTCTTTTCAATATTGTAATCGTCCGAAAAGATCTCCAATTCGTTAAGCACAACTTTCATCTGCTCCGGTGTGAGCTTGCCGTTCAACTTTGTAATAAACTCGGTCGCAAAATCTGCCATAAAAAAACCTCCTTTTGTGGTTCACAAAGGGAGGGTATTATGATTTTTCAAGGTATGTTCTGTGTGATGAGTTAAACAAATTTTTTGAAATTGATCATAAAACACAAGAATATTTTCGGGAAACACAAGAGTTTATAGAGGAATATCGGAAAAAATATAATTTAGAGACGTTAAAATGGGATGGATTGCTCGTATCAGTTGTGTATCCATTTTTTTCGTTTCATTCAGTTCCTGTATTAATTCTCTATATCTGCTTAATCTCTGAGTTTGATCTACCATCTTAAATACCCCAAAAATTTTCCTCTATTCGCTGCCGCTTCTATCGATACGTTAAAATATTCTGCTATTTTAGATGTATCAACCATATTTCCCTCTGCCACTTTGTTTAATACAGCAAGATATTCTGTCGCCGGCATTAAAAAAGCTGCCGCAAACTCATTTGCTTGATATTCCTTTTCTGAATTTCCAATTCGATGATAAATATTATTCTCCTGTTTTTCCCACAATTCATTATTGGTTCGATAACCCATGTGAAGAAAAAGATGGCCTAATTCATGTGCTATTGTAACACGTTCTCTTTTTTCATCTTGAAAAGGAGATACAATAATTTTAAATCCATTTCCTTCTTTCTCAACGGCACCATCAGAAAAAAAAGCTTCCTTCTGGATAGTACCACCTAGCTTTTCAACAATTTCATCAATATTTCCAATTGGTACAGATATATTGTACGCACTCAATACATCTTCCGCTAATGAATTAATCATTCTTCTAGTAGAATTATCCATTGTCACTTTTCCTTTCCTCTATAATGTCAATATATTATAACACAGTTTCTTTTATATATTCAATACCACTTATTCTTATATATAATTACTATTTCATTTATGACATTGAAAAAAAGAATATCTTTGTTATTGTTTCATCGTTAGTAATATGAGATGTAAAGTTCCACCCATTTCCATCGAGTGAAAAAATAATACCGGATATCTTAATTGATGATTGATCATAAACAATTTTTTGCACTATAGCAGAATAGCCTTTAGTATGATTTTTCCAACTTCCGCAGATGTTAAAGATCCCGTTGTTTTGCCCTTTTGTATTAGATATAATCAAATTAATAAGTGATTTAATATCATCGCTTTCCTGTTGTGAAATATTTTTTGTTTTTGCTTGGAGGTTACTATTTAATTCGTTAATAGCTCCCGGGATTGTCTTATTAGTCGTCTCGAGCTGAGAGATACCCTCAGACACGATTTTCTTAGCAATCCATTTCCACAGATTACCGAAAGTAAACTTTTTATTCACTTTGGCTGGGGTGTCGTAGATAAGAGCAAGGTCGGTGTCTACCGGTTCTGTTTTTTCTGTGTAATTTGTGAAATTTGCCATATTAGTTTTCCCCCTTATTGAGCTGATTATTTTCAATGTATTCATCAATTGCGGCGATATGCTTTTTCAATTCCGGGTTAACCGCGACAAAATTGCCGCGGTTATTCTGACTGATAAGGTCGCCGGAATCGTCCACCTCTGAATAGGTGTAAGCGATCCGGATGCCCTCTCCGGTTACTAATTTCGTAAAACTTGTTAAGACTTTCATTGTTTCTCCTTTCATGCTATAATTTTCGATTCTACATAATCAATATACGTCTGATAGCCAATTTCGCTGTAGTCCAATTCCGGCTCTTTTTCATATGAAGTTTCGTTCTTTTCCAGTCTTTCTAGCGTGTAATCTGCCTGTTTAGCTTTCAGCTCCCATGAAAAGCTAAGATTTGGTGTTCCTTTGACCAAAAAGTAGTCTGCCGTTTTTTCCTCGATCCACAGGTCGCCGCATCCCTCTTTCTGCAAGAACACGTTATACTTGTCATTTCTTAGCACTGTTTCGCCGAAAATATCGTCAATCTGAACGTAGCACAGGCCGTTTTCGTCCGTTTCCGCTTCTCCGATGTCTCCGAAGAACGGGCTTGGCATCTCATAGCAATACTGGAGACGCTGACCGTAGTTTTCGGTATCTACAATTCTATTTTTGGTTCCAGAAGTATAGATTCCCTCTGTGGTTACACGTGAACCTTTTCCAAGTCCATTTCCTATTACATAGAAGCCGCCGTTTGCATCCTCTTTTCCGGCTTTCATGTATACGCCATAATTCGAGAGTGAATCAGTGACAGAGGAATATCCGGAAAGATCGTCCGTGTAACACATTCCGAAGTGTCCGCTTGTCCACGTGCTACCAATTCCAGCTCCCGTTGATCGATCAAGCAATCGAACGCCAGGGAATAAGTACGGATTCATTTCAAAAATATATTCTTTCCGAGTAACGCCAAGTCCCCAGTTAGCCGTACTGTCAACTTTTACGCCGCCTGTGGAGATTTTGACAGCTTCATTTCCGTTGACCGTGCCTTGTATATAGTCATTTTGTGACTCAAGGTGGATCTGCGTACCATATATGGAACCTTTCTGCAAATTAAAACCGTCTTTGTTCCAGCTTCCGATCTTATTTCCACTGGAATCATACACTTCCGCTTGACCGTTGCCGTTGTTGACTCCGCCAAGTTTTAAGGTTCCTCCTTGTGCGTACGAGAAATTGAGGTACAGTTTTCCATCTTTCAAGAAAATGCCCTGTGCCGCGCCGTTATTGGTGAGTCGGTTAAAAATTTCAAGCTGTGTTAAGGCCTTGTCCAGTGCATCTACCGCGGAGTTGTCCGTATACTTATTTCTCTTCTGCCAATCTCCGGCAACATACGAGCCGGACTCTCTGGCGGTTACGCAGGTCATGATATCGGCACTCGTCGAGTCAAACCAGAGGTCACCTACAGAGTATGGAGGTTTTGGCTGACTTACGAAAATCTGAGCCTTTCCGTCGATGGCATCGTAGACACCGCTCGGCGGCTCTGCTTTCATCTGTTCCCACGCGGTGCCGCTGTAGATATAGGACTTCTGCTCGGTCGTGTTGTACCACAAATCACCCTTATGCTGCTTTTTCAGTGCGTCCGTTGTCCACGACTTAGCTGGGTCTGTGCTCTGCCGCCACGTTTCCGCTTTTCCGTCTATCTGATTCTTAACATCAGCAAGAGTGTTTGCGTACTCTCCCTTGATCCAGTTGTTAAGAGAGGAGTCATCAGTATATTTATTTCTTTTTTCCCAGTCTGTAGCATTAAAATTTCCGCTCTCTCTCGCAGTCGTACAGGTCATAATATCTGCACTGGAAGAATCGAACCATAAGTCACCCACATCATACGGCGTAGTTGGCTGCTTAACGAAAATCTGAGCCTTGCCATCAATCGCGTCAAATACGGCTTGCGGCGGCGTTGATGTCATTTCCTGCCATGCTGAGCCATTATAGATATAAGTTTTCTGGTTCTCTGTGTTGTTCCACAAGTCGCCCTTATGCTGGGCTTTCAGCTCATCCGTTGTCCAATTGGCCGCCGGATCAGTGCTCTGCCGCCACGTTTCCGCCTTACCGTCAATCTGAGTAGACAAGTTGGCAATAGTCTCTTTGTAGTCGCCGGAAAGGAAGTTTTCAAGCGCGGTATCGTCTGTATAAGTATCTTTTTTCGCCCAGTCGGACGCATTATACTTTCCAGATGTGCGCTTAACTACGCAGACAAGGATATTTGTTCCGGTGAACCATGTATCGCCTACGTCATAAGGGGGAATCGGTTCGCCAACAAAAATCTGCGCCTTGCCGTCGATTTTGTCAAAAACATCGTCTGGAACGCTCATTTCATGCCAGCTTCCGTCCTTATAGATGTATTCGACATTGTTAGTCGTGTTATGCCACAAGTCGCCGTTATGAGCCGCTTTTTCGCGTTCCCATACGGTCAGAATGTTTGCGCCGGTGCTGTCTGTGATATTTGCGCCGGTATGGTCCTGCAATGGTTCAGATGTGCTATTATCTGTCCACTGTAAGGCCGGATCTGTTGCCTGGAACCACGTTTCGGCTTTCTTGTCGATCGATTTGGAGATTTCGACAAGTGCTTCGGCATAATCGGTGTAGATGAAATTGTTAAGTTCAGAATCGTCTGTATACTTAACCGCCTTGATCCAGTCAGAAGAATCATAGGCACCAGACTGTCGTGAGCGCTGACATCTCATAAGGTCGGAAGTATCATTTCCCACCCACAGGTCACCTACATCGTACGGAGGATACGGCGTAGCTGTAAAAACGCGGCGTTTTGAATCTGCGGTGTCTTTCGCTTCTGCGGCTTTCTGCATAGCAAGCGTGATATCGGTATCCTGTACGAGCTGCCAGTTCCACGCCGATCCGTCTTTCTGGAAGCGGTACGCATAGCCTTTCGACTTCCAATAGAATAAGTCTCCCTCATGAGCCGTCTTCTTCTCCTCGGTATCCCATTCTTTCGCCGGAACGTTGTTGAGCGTAGGCTCGTAATCGTAATAGAACGTTTCGATCTGACCGTCAATCTGCTTTTGCAGGCTGGAAATCATAGGGTTGTATATATTGCTCGTAAAGTCGTTCAGAGAAGATTCCGCTTTTTTTTCGGCAATATCTGCCACCGTTTCGCCCTGAATGGAAAGAGAAACCACGCTAAGCCGGACTTCTCCCGTTTCAGCATCCATGTAGACGGTCTGTTTTCCGTTTCTGTCCTGGATGATAAGGGTGCCGCCAACTCCCCAATCGAAATTAATACCAATAGTAGTCATGATCTTAGCTATCATGACTCCATCTACAGTAAATCCACCGTTCCAAGTCTTTCCGCCGTCGGTCGATGCTGTGATTGTATCAGCCGTTATTTTGAAAACACTTTTGGATTCCGCAAGTGTAGGCTTATCGTGCAGATAGTAGATACTGCTGCCATCCGGCTGCACTTCGCTCGAAATATAGGTTCCAGGTGCGTTGGAAACCTGTTTTTCGAGAGCGTCCATCTGTTTTTCAAATTCTTTTTTAATAACCTGCTGCTGCTTTTTGAGATTCTGGTATACTTTCGAGCCAGATGTCGCCTTTTGCGACTTTACGGTTTCTGGGCTGTCTGTATCGCAAGAAATAGACGTACTGCCAAGGTACGTGTAAGTAATATTGCTCAGAACGGAAAAGAAAAGATTTCCTTTCATATCCTGCACGAAACACGGGTCCATAAACTCAGCAAGCGGGTTTGAAATGTGATCTCCGCTGAATGTGTAAAATTCCAGCCCGACAATAACATTTCCGATTAGCTGCAGTGCCTGTGCTTCTTTGCCGGAAATCAATGGATTTTCGATCAAGAAGCAGTAATCTTCCGAACCTACAATATAAGATTGCTTTTCATCTCCATCGTCGTTCTCCGCCTTAACTCCGGTTATCCGAATCATATCTGTCGAAATGCTCGGATTCTTCTGAAATCCAGAAAAATTCTGTGCTTTCGTGTAATCATACGTGCCATCTGACTTTTTAAGGCCGGAAAAATCATAGCTCTTAATAATAACAGCACCGTTGGAATCGCACATGGCATTTCCGCCAGCAATCATAGCGATATATCCGAGCATCTCCCTGCATGTAACATTTTCAGAAATTGCATCTACCACGAAATCACCATTTGTGAATTTCGCGCTTCCAGCAACAAGATTACACTGAATGCAGACATCCCGATAGATATTAAATATAGTCGCCGGAAACGTCGTATTTGCAACGTAACTATCGGATGTTTTCGCCATGTAATCTGCAGCAACAAGCGTAATTGTGGATCCCGGCGTGGTCGGCTCAACTACAGAAAAGATTCCCTCTTTGATTTTTTCTACGCTTCCATCATCCAGCGTCATTCCCGTAAAAAGCGTGATTTCTGCGCCGTAAAAGTCAATGGCATCAAATCTTCCGTCGTAGTTATCCAAATTAAGCTCTATTGTTCTTGAAAGCGCCACACCGAGGGGGAATGAACTTCCCCCATTGGTGGTGATGCTGTTACCGTCAATTCGAAAATCTTTGGACGGATCCAGAGTCAATTTTGTGCCGTTCCGTAAAACCACGTTCGCGTACGCATAACATGCAGAACCGTTTTCTACTTTTTTCCTAAATTCTGTGCTTACATTTTTCATGATGGGTCAATCCTCGTTACCTGGAAACTAAGACTTGTGCATTTTTCCTCGCCCTCTTTGAGGGAATATATCGCTGTGTCAACGTTTGCAACATAAAATGCATGTGTCTCCCATTTTGCGGTTTTGATATTGAAATAATGGAAATTGAACTGAGACTTGAAAACAGTCTTTGAAAGGATTTCCGCTGCTGCTTCAAGGGTAATATCGGTCCATTTAAGGTTATACGCTTCAACAGTGAATAACCTTGTGTTGACCATTTTGCCGTTCATAAGCCGCCCGGAATCGTCCGAAGATGTTGCTGCAAAAGCAATTGTGTAACCATCTTCGTCAACATCTGGCGGCGTGTAGCCATCAAACTGCAAATGATTTTGTGCCATGTATGCCCTCCTTAAGTCGTAGACAGCTCGAATGGGTTATTTCCACCCTGTATCTGCTGCAGCTTTGCTTCGCTGATTGTTTCCTTGAACAGGACTTTTCTGTCCAACTGTGCAACGAAAGTATAGCTTCCATTGCCTTTTCCAGACTCTTCCCGGACAATCTTACGGATAAGCCCCTCTGGTGCTTCGATATTGTTTCCGCTTTTCTGATCTCCGAGCATTGCCAGAAACTCCTGGTTTGGTGGGATGACCGCACCGGATGCCAGATGTGGGATTCTTCCGATAGTTGGAATATTTACATGCGGAATTCTATTCACGCCGCGGATCAGATTATTGATTGCTCCGATTGCCTGATTAACCATGCTGATGATCCCATTAATCGGAGCACGCACAACATCACCAATTCCGCTCATGATACTCGAAAAGATATTTTTGACGCTCTGCCAAGCATTCCGCCAGTCACCAGTAAACGCGTATTTAATAAAATTCATAATCCCAATAAATACGTTTTTCATAGTTTTGAATATTGACTTAATCAAATCGCAAAGCACCTGCGGAGCAATGCCAGCTACGCCAAAATATTTTACCCAGTCAACAGAGAATAATTTTTTCACCAGTGACATAAATGGAGTTAAAATATAGTCTCCAATCCATTCAATTACAGCGCCGCATGTATCCGCAAATCCCTGTGCTATTTGTCCTGCACCGGAAAAAGCTTTTTTCCAGTCGCCCGTAAACACACCAACAAGGAAATCGATCAACCCGCCGAGCATATCCAGAATTCCGTTCGCCATTTCTACCGCAGCGCCCAATAAATCAATAGCCGCGTCGCCTAACCATTGTACAACAGGAGCCAATAATGGAATTACATTTTGAAGAATCCAATTAATAAGGGGAGCAAGAACGTTATTCCAAATTTGCTGTAGCGCATCAATGATTTTTGCGCACACATCAAGGAATTTATCGACAAAATCTGTAAGAGGTCCATTAATCAAATCTTCGAGCCGCGTTCCCCATTCATCGATGATAGGCACTACATAACTATTGTAAAGATCAAGCAATGTTGCCAAAATAGACGCACAGCCTGATTCGATATCATCAATAAATGGCTTAACGCTCTCATCATAAAATGCAATGATTTTGTCGGATGTATCGTTTAAAAAGTCCTCGATAACCTGCGCGAGTTGCTGAATAGGTGCGATTGTTTCGTTAATCGCTTCAACTAATTTATCTTTGTTATCGATCCATGGCTGCCATGCAAGATACATTTTATCGCGCTCGTATCGTGCAAAAATTTCTACAGCCAAGCCGCCTAAAGATGCAAAAATTCCGATAAGATTTCCTGTCAAATCCTGCGCTGTTTGTGTACCAAACGTTTTTGCAAATACTTCAGCTATCGTTTTTGCTATAATTCCGAATTCATCTGCAATTTCTGTTCCGACATTGAAAACGTCAACCAAAAATTTTTTGATTCTATCTTTATTTCTGCTCAAATAGCTTTCAAAACCGCCCACAAGATTAACAGCCAGTGTAAGGCCTACGCTTGCTATTGATCCGGCTACGACCCCGAGATTATAGATTACAGATTTTGCAAAGCGTTTCGCGGCTCCTACTACTTCCGGGTCCGTGAAGATCTCAGCAAGATTCCTTTTGATGGATGCCAGATCCTTTTTCAGCTCTGCAAGCTGCGGTTTGTAATCTCCAAGGCCGTCCCAGAAGCCGGACATAAAAAGGTCTTTAATCTTTTTCAGTAAATCAAAAACTTTCTGCAGATTATCCAGAAAAGCGTTAGGGATCTGCTCTTCCGTGAACATCGGCGCACTGCCTGTTCCTCCTCCACCGCCGCCAGCTCCCGGGGATTTGCCGCCACCGCCGCTGCCGGAACCGCTGTCGCTTTTCGAATCCATCTTGTTCAGATCATCGAGAGGGGAAAGGTATTTTTCTGTTGCTTCTGCGGCCGCATCTGCCGCATCTGCCGCGTCGTTGGTTGCGTCCGCTACATCTTCCGCACTCGATGCCGTATCGCTTAGAGATGCCGCGTAGTCCTTCTGGACGGCTAATGCTCGGGTGTATGTTTTCTTCCCGGAAAGCATCGAAAAAAACATACTCACGTATGTTGCCGCGGTGCTAAGCATGTCGATAAATTTGGACAGAATAGGTGCAATCGCCGTAAGAATCGGCGCAAATGCTGTCGCAAGACTGTTTTTGAGCCGTTCCAGGCTGCCCCACAACATAGAGATAGCCGAGTTGGTTGAGCCGGATTCCTGCGCCAGGTTGGACATTCCGGCCACAACCGCGCTTCTCAGCTTATTGAAAAGTACGAATAATGAGCGGATGCCTAGACCGTATTTTAACAACATCATAATTCCGTTTTTGGCATTTCCCGCCGCGCTTCCGGTTTCTTTCATTGAATTTGCGGCTTTCTTTCCGCTGTCAGCAACCTTTTCATTGGATTTTGCCAACTTTGACGCGTTGTCTGATGCGTTTTTAGTCGCTGAATTATTCGCCGAGTTTGAATAGCTGTCAATGCTGTCTTTTACGTCATCATAAGAGGTTTTTAACCGGTCATTGATACTGGCCAGCTTTTCTTCTTGCTGAGCCAACTTTTCCATTGCTGCAGCTGCTTCTTTTACTGGCTCGGTTTTGATTACATCAGTACCAAATTTTTCCTTTTCGCGCATTTTCGCTTCTACTGCACTATATTTTTCGTACAGAAGATCGAGATTTTCTAAGGTGCTTTTAATTTCTTCATCATTAATTCCACCAGTATTTGACGCACGCAATTCGTCCCATTTTGCCTTTGCCACATCAATTTCTTGACTTAATGACTCAAGCTCAGATTCAAGTTCTTTGTATTTGTAAGTCGGAGTTTCACCGCCCAACGCAGAAGAAAACGCTTCTCCGTTTTGCTCCAATTCTTGTAATTCTTTGTTTGCATCATCAATTGTTTTTGCGAGCTGGTCAATATCATACTGATAGCTCTTATACTTTTTGCTGTCTTCACTGCCGCCAAGTGCCACAAATTTCTCCTGCGCATAGATGAGTTTGTCCATCTGCGTCTTAGCAGACTCTATCTGCGCCTGGATCTCTTTGTATTCGTCGGTCGGTATCTGCTGTTTTTCGAGTTCAGCAACCTTTTCTTTGAGCTGTTCGACTATTTTTTCTTGTTCTCTGTACTGATCGTTCAGCTTCGAGAACGCATTCGCCTGTTTGTTGAGTGATGCTTTGGCCTTGTCTCCAAGACCATTAATAGACGAGATACACTGCCGCACATTCGCTTCCAGCTCCTTACTGCCAGCTTTTGCGCCGTTGGTGTCAATCTCCGTATCAATAATGATATAACCGTCAGCCTGTCCCGCCATGCGTTTTTCCTTCCTACCGTGTAACTTTTAACGGTTTGTGCCGGTGCTCCGTATGCTCCGGCAGTTATTTTGATATTCCGAAAAGCTCTCTAAGAGCTGCTTTTTCTTCTTCGCTTCTCTGGCCGCTTGCCGATTTGAGATCGATAATAGCCTTGTTATCTCTGTAATATTCCTGTTCCCACTTGTCCAGTTTCTTTCCTTTGGCTTTTTTATCTCGGATACTTACCACGGTCGCAAACGTGCCTTCGCCGATCTCCACGTAGAATGCAAAAAAAGTCCACCAGTGCAGATACTTCTGACCGCGCACATCTTTTCCGGCAACCTTATTGATAGACGGAATAATAATGGTTGCATCCTGTATCCAGTCCATTAATTTTGGCCTTTTTCGCTTTGTGTCCTCTGAAAACCCGCAGTCAATAAATTCACATGCTTTTTCTGATGCTTCTTCCCATTCGGCGGGTGGCATATCGTCAAAATCAATATAGAGGATGGATAACATGCTTATGACCTGTTCCGCCCTCTTTTCGTCCTCGGTCATATCTGGTTCGAAAATCTCGGGATCGTTCATACATTGCAAAATATCCAATACCACTCGATAATCTGAGCGTATTGGATATTCTTTGCCTGCAACGTTGAGCGATGTCGGAAGGCTCCACGCGTCCATTATTTACGATATTTTGCAACGTACTTATTCATACGTGTTCGAACTTTCTTCGCCCTGTGTTCGGTCTCAGTTTCGATCACGCGGCCGATAGCGTCAACAACTTCTTCGAAAAACAGTTTCCCAGAAGCAAGCGGAGAGAACGGGCCTAAGATGCTGAAAAATGATTCTTTCGAATTCGATCCGATCAGATAGGAAAGCTCATCAGCAACCATGCTTTCAACCTTTTTAATGTCCGCCGGTTCGTTTTCCGGCACTGAAAAGCTGTTCAGATTTTCTACAACCTCATCATATCGTGAGATAAGATTGGTGTCGGACGGTCGAAAATCAAATTTTCCGTATACATGGCCCTGCTTATTTTTGATGTAATAAGTTTTTAAGCCATCATCAATAATGATGTCGTTACTCTGCGGTTTTACGAGTTTGTTGCTCATTGAAAAGCTCCTTTCTATTCGTTTGTGATCTTACGCCAGAACGGAAGATGTACTCTTACCGGAAGTCGGCGCTGCGCCCTCATTAAATTCCGGAGTTCCGGTTTTGAGAGAAGCTGCGCTTACGTATCCTTTTGTGAACTTGCCATCCTCGGAAACAGCGAACGGAATATTGAGACCTGCAGTATCGCCGCCGTAAGACTGCGGTTTTACGATGACCTCGCGCACGTACGCAAGATGATTTGTCGCCGCTGTGTCCTCCACGATGACCTCCAGCATAAGGGTTTTACATGCATCTCCTTTTTTGCGCTCAAGAGCGATATCCCGCAGTACCGGATACAATTTGTTGTCCGGATCAGCATAAAACGGATCAGCATCCATAGACGGCTCATAGCCGTTATCTCTCGTTTTGGTCTGGCCGAGAATGTTTTTGGTTGTTTCGGTGTCCGGGTTAAGCTCTACGGACATATCCTCGATGTCATCACCTACCAGCACCCAGCTTGCGGATGCCACGACTCTCTTGAAAGTCGAATCAAGGTAAGTGGCCATTGCTTCACGCTCAAGTTTAGACATGTTTTTTCCTTTCTACCGCGTAACTTTTCGCGGTCAGCGGCTGCCGAATCGGTGCCGGTATGATTATTTTTTGAATTTTTTCCGATATTTTAAGGACATACTGATAACCCAGTCTTCCACTTTGTTCTCTGCCACCGTATCAAGATAAGATGGCGTAAGACGGGTTATAGATTCAATAACTCTTCCTTCCGTAAGTGTAGGGTAAGAATTCAGATGATGTTCTTTCCCATCCACCTGTACGGGCTGTTTTTCCAACCACTTCCCGAGAGTGTCCAAAAATTCCTTGATTTCCGTCTTGACTCCCGGCGTTGTAGGTGCGGAACGGTACACCACAAAAAACGGGTAATTACAGAGCTGATCTACCATCCCAGTGACCGATTTTTTTTCCGATGCGACAACCGCCCCGCTCACCGGATAGAATGCAATCCCTTCATCCTCTTTGAGCGACGAAAACTTGATCTTTTCGGTCGGTTGAAGTCCGGGAAAAGTGTTCAGAACTGTTTCCAGCGCTTTCGTTACGATGTCGTATCCGTCTACATCGTATGTAACAGTTTTTTTAACCTCCTCCGGCACGTTTCTTCACTCCCTTCACCCATTCTTTGCCGTGTGCCGCTTTTGCGGCATCAAACCAGTGATCCGTAGCAGACGGATGCGCGGTTCTATCGAATTTTAGTGGTGTATCAGTAACAACTTTTTTTGCGCCGGGTCTCGCCCACGCTGAACGCGTCTCCGGATCAACCATAAGTTTTCCCTCGTAAAGGAACCGTCCATACGGCGGAGCGCCTGCACACACCTTTCCAGTGCCTTGCATGGATGCGCTGCGCGCTCTGGTGGTGTCTACCATGATTCCGTCTCGAAATGGCATGTACGGGATCATATCATTCATAACCTGTCCATCAAGCCAGAACTGTGCTTCCTGGAACTGCTTGTCAAACCTCGTAAGGTCTACCTGTACCTTAACATGTCCATTCACGACCGAAAAACTGGGGAAATGTTTCGTATTGCTCATTATTTTCCCCCTATTTCAAAATGAGGAATAAGCCTGTACGGACCGCCTACATTGCTGATGGAAAACACATTATCGTATTTTTTGTTCATGTAATCATAGAAGCCGCGGTCTACTCTGCTTGTGTATTCCGCGTCTTTCACCACGCCGTACATCTGTCGTTCAAAGATTGTGGCAATCGGCCTTTTCTCGTGATCCTGCACGTATGCTCCGTTATGGTCGATAAGATAAGCCTGTTCTTTCTTGACGCAGTAATCGCCAAGCACGAAAAAATCTTCGTTAGCGAAAGTGATTGTTCCCGGAAGTTCTTCGTTCGTCTGAGCTTTCCAGGCTTTCGGTGATAACCACTTCTTTCCCTGCACCATAATTGTGCCGTTATATGGCGTGTACGCCACGTGCAGGCTGGCCGTATCGGCGCTGTCAATGCCGGTTCGGACAATATTTGCTACCTTATCCGTGATAAGATCCACATGCTGCAGCACGGTCGGATACCAGAATACATTCCCGGTTTGATCTTCGTACCGATTGAAAAGAGTTATGGTTTCATCATACATGGTTTCACCTACTTCTTATTCTTTACAAGCGCCGTTTCATATTGACCGCTAAAACGTGATTTTCCATTCGAGTACCACGTATAGCCTTTGGGATTCGTAAGAGCATTTTCTACGGGTTTCCAGCCTTTAGGGGGGTATTGAAGCGTTTTACCGTCTTACCGTTTACAGTTTTCATCATTCCACTGTTGCTACTTCTTCCACCCATCTCACAACCTCATTCCTGCATACAGGACCGGAACGCCGTCATCCGTCATAACGCCCTGTAGATTTTCGATAATAATCTGTGTCACGAGCACGTTTTCTACCTTTTTGTCCATCGCCGCTTGTCCGTAGACGCTGGAATTTATACCGCTGGTTCCAGTCACGTAGGAGATGCTTTCACTGCCGGAAGAAATCGAAGAAACGGCCTTATTGATGACCGTTCCATCTTCTCTCTTTACGGTTCCTACTGTTTCCATTGCGGCATTTTTTACGGTGTCGATCTGAAAAAGTGCATCCGCCAGTGTACAGACCGCTTTCTTGATCTTTTTCTGTGCACGTTCGTTTTCCGGCAGCCCGTCGGCAAGCCGGTCGAATGTCAGAATATCGATTCGATCACTTGCCCGCTCGGCGTACCGCGGAAAGTCGGATTCTGGCACGGTATCGCCGAAATATGAAGTTGTATAAAATTCATAGTCTGCATATGCCATACCAGATACCTCCGTCAACCGTTGGACTTAATCAGTCCCATACGGATGTTTTTGTGATTGAATGCAAGTGACCAGTTCGCTTTTGCTCCGAGTTCCGCAGTGGTCGGGGATTCTTTTGCGATTTTATTTGTATTGATTGAGAATCCGTTCGGATGCAGTACGTAGCCCTGTTTTGTGTAGAGCTTGCGAATACCGGCTTTGGTTTCCGGATCGTAGTCTGCATAGTACGGGTCCTCGTAGTTAGTCTTATCACAAGTGAGCACCGTTCCAGATCCGATCATATAGCTCTTATAGATCGGAACGTCTGTAGATGTGTCTACAGTGAAACGATCAGATACAACCGGAATGAATCCGCCGATCGTCGGCAACTCAACATTTCGCTCGATAGCATTTGTGATTGTATACTTATTGTAATCAACCAGCCCCATAGCCTTGTATCGAGCATAGATGTAAGAGTTAAGGACCAGCAGACCCATATTCTCGTCTGCGTCTCCAACTGCTTTCTGCTGCGCGAAAATCAGTGTTGTATCATTGATTTTGTTTGTATCTGTTACGGTTGTAACACCAGAAGATGCCGTCGCCGAAAGATCCGTAACATGATCTTTCATACCGTCCAGCGCAAGAACCGCATCAACAATGGCCATGAGATCGCGGGTTCTTACCTGCCGATAGAATCCGGCTACAGAGTTTGCAACATGAGTCATCGGGTCAGCACCGGTCAGCTCCTTTGTGAAATCCTGGGCTTTCCATGCTTTCATACGCTGGGTCAGCATACAAGTCTGTTTTTTTCCACTGATATCAGTCGGGGTGTTGTCGGTTTCACCATCATTGTTGAGCGCGTGAGATTCATCCTCATCAATCGGAACATAGAACGGAAGTGTTGCAACGTTTCCTTTTGTTCCGATCAGATCCATGATCGTCTGATCCTGTACAAGGATTCCAGACGCTAAGATTCGGTCATTCCAGGTCGGCTGCTCGCTCATGTAATCGGAGAACACCTCCGGATCAAACGAAAAGCCGCCAAAAGTACCAGTTCTTGGCATTATATTTCCTTTCTACCGCGTAACTTTTTGCGGTCAAGCGTTATCGCGTGATAACGGTGTTATTTCGAGAGTGCTTCGTACAGTTCGGGATCTTCTTCTCTTAATTTAAGTCTCTCATCAAGATTCATTTTGCGGAAAGTTTCTTTCGTAAGCTCGCCGCCCTTGCCGCCGGTTGTAGGCTGTGTGAACTTTGCTGCATTGTTCTTTGCCTTTTCGGCTCCGGCATCCGTGAAAATCCCTGCTTTCTGTTTTCCATTCTTGTCGGTAATCATCTCTGTAAAGATGTCCGAAATTGACTTTCCTTTTGCAGAATCAGCATCCAGTGCTTTTGCAAGCTCTGCGCGGTAGTAGTCGGCAGTAATATCGTTCAAAAACTCGTATTTCTTCGCTCCCTTTTCGTCTGTAGCCGTCAAGAAATCATTTACCTGTTTTTCGACTTCTGCCCTTCTGGCATCTGCTGCCCGTCCAGCTTTCTCTTCGTTGAGCTGTGTGGTGAGGGTTGTAACTTTCGTCTGTAATTCTTCGACATTCACGTCTTTAAATCCCTCCAGCTCTTTCTGCACATTGTCCAGCGAGTTCTTGTACTCATCACGCTTTGTTACCACCTTGTCGTAATCTGATTTGGTCCGATAGTTTTCTTCCATCTTCTTTTTCAGATCCGCTTTTTTGTCTTCCGGAATCTCGATTTCGAGTTCTGAAAGAATTGCTTCGTAATTCTGCATTTTCTATCCTCCTAAACGTTGTTTTTAACTGCCCGTCGGCGGTAATGGATTTAGGCAGATCAACCTCTGCCGGGGTAATGGGAAAATAGGGTTCGAACCTATCAAGCAGTCCAAAGATCCAGCATCTTATGGCAGAATCAAGGGGGATGATGCCAGTTTTCCATTACTGTTTCCCAATTGTGTAATTCATAAAATAATAAGAAACACGCCGCGTTTTCAGAAAGGCTTGAGGAACGGAAAACGCGGCATATTTCAGACACGTTCCGAGCCTTGTGCAGGCTCTTAACAGGATCCCCTAGAACGTCGAAAGGAGGTGAATTGAACATCAAAATGACTTACAAGCCCATCCCAACTTCTTTTCACGCTCTTATCGTACTATATATAGTATTTTTCGTTGTACCCATCTTGTTGTCACGAATCAGCGAGCTTTCGAATCTGCTGCATGATGGCCTGTCTCTCGTCTCGGAAATCCGCATCGAGAATCATGGCCTGCAGCATGTCGAATACCTCAACCATAAGACGGCCGACGGAGTCCATCAGCTTGTCTTTGTGCGCCGCGTCTCCGTGTTCCTGGTACGCCATTTTTGCCGCAATGTATTCGTCATACAATGCATCAATATTCTTATCATATTTTCCGTTGCTGTACTTCTTAATCAGTGTCTCTGATGCATCCATCATGACCGATGGAATGCTCCCACACTCCATTTTCCGCATATTGCACAGTGTGGTTGTGATTTTGAACATTGCGTCAAGGTTATCTGTCGTGAGTTTCTGCATCGCAGATTCTTTTTCTCTTTCCAACTGCTTTTCCAGCACTTCTTTCACGTTTCCCATCATTCAACCTCGATTCCTTTCATGCGTTTTTTGTATTTTTCGTTCAATTCTTTCTGCGACTCAGTGATATGGACCATATCATAGCCGGTCGAGATCAGATCAAGAATAATTTTGTCAACCTCTTTCAGTTCATCGCCCACATCATCTATCAGCGAAGCTACAAGCATGAAATCTTCCACATTTCCTTTTTCAAGTAGCGTTGAGGCATAGCTCTGATATACCGCTTTTGTCTCCTCTTCCCATTCACGATAGGCGGAAAATCCATCCTCTACGGCTTTCTGCTTAGTGCCTTTTCCGACGGAAATGCTTTTTGCGGCATACCATCCGTCCGGAATCATTTTAACCTCGCCAGAAAACGCATCTGGAATAATTTTCCCGTGCCGTTCGATGTAATACCGGCACACCTTACGGCGCTCAAGGCTTTCTGCGATGTGCTGGTACTCATGTATCCGCTTGTAACCTTTCAGCCCGAGAAAATCGAAATAATCTGCCATCTGGCCGTGCATCATGATAGCTGCCACGAAGCGGCTGTTGATTTCCGAAAAAATAGCATCCGCATCTGTTACGTCTGTTTTGCTTCGGAAAGTAATCATGATTCGTCACCCCCTACGCAACTTTTTTGATGATGAGGTTCGCGTCTTTTACCAGGACTTCGGTTGTAGAAATATTTCCGACTGATACAGTAAGGCTTGTTCCTGCCGGTACAGGGATCAGCGTGTCCGCGCTCACATTCTGATAAGTGTTCGCCGTAACTACGGTATAGTCCATCTCTGTTCCTCCAACCGCTTCTCCGTTCAGTTTCAGCGTAAGCACGGTCGCGCCTGCTGCAGCCGCTGTTACGTTTCCATTGAACTGTAATTCCACTGCGATAGGAAGGTTCGTGCGGTTCGTGATTGTGAAAATTCCGCTTCCCTCGATGTGGTTCAGCCATCCGCTGGAGCATCCACAACGACGGGATTTTACGCGGGTATTTGTGAATACCATATTCTGTCCTGCTGCTACTGTCTGTTCTGCTTTGGCAATTACATTTAACATAATTTCTCTCCTTTTCTTAACAAAACAGGGGTAAGCTCCACGCCTACCCCTGCAATTTTGCACAACTACTATTTCGTAGATTTGGAATCTTCCAACATGCTGATTATTTTATTTTGGTTTTCGATGATCCGGTCAAGGTACTTTCTGTCCTGTTCCTGCAGATGTTTTGCGATATCCGCATTGCTTGCCTGTGACAGGTCGCTCTGATAATTCATCGCCTGCAGGAATACACCGAACAGATTCAGAAGATCGAGTGCGGACAGCTCGCTTGTGTTCATCACAGCACGTTACCGCCATTTCCGCAGCATCCGCCGTATCCTGTCATGTTATACGCAAAATACGGGGAGCATGTAAGATAAGCCGGTGTAGGTGTTGGGCGTATCGCATCAATGATTGTACGGGTCTGAGAAACCTGCGAGATCTGATTGTACGCGTTCTGCAGATCGCGGTCACGGTCTGCCAGCTTATCTCTGAGTGTCTGGATGGTGTTTTCCTGCATCATCTGTCTGGTTGCGTTTCCGTCTGCCAGAATGCTCTCCTTGATGTCACAGCAACACTGTGCCATCTGCGCCTGCATATTCTGTGCCATGAGTGCCGCATCATACCGGCTCTGCAGGATTTCTTTCTGCGTTTCACAGCAACAATTCTGCTGTGCCGCCTGTACCTGCTGTAAGCCGAGCTGATTGGTGTAACGATTTTCCAATACGTCCCTCTGTGTCTGGCAAGCAGTGTTGGAAACGTTCTGATTGGTGTTGAAAATATCGCGTTTCACAAATTCATCCGAAATGAAATTGTCCTGCACACCAGTTTCAACGCCGCCGCGGTTCCATCCGCCCATCATCGGGAACAGAAACGCCAGTAAAATAATCCAGATCCACCAGCAGCCACCGCCCCAGTCATCGTCATTGTTTCTCGTTACGGCTGCTACATCAGCCGCGCTAAGTCCCATTGTTCCATCTGTCATGGTTCTTTCTCCTTATTCTTCTATTTATTAAGGCTGTGCACCGCCCTAATATCTTATTTCAACAGCCCGGAGAACTGCCCCGGGTCCATCCCGTTCTGTCTGCACATTTCCTCGAATACCTGCTTCGGGTTCTTTCCCTTGCACATATCCATAGCTTTTTTAACATTCGGGTTTGTCTGCGCCATCTGTTCTACTGCGGCCTGCGGGTTGCCCGCCTGTTTGAGCTTATTGACCATCTGCATAGCCTGCATCATCGCGCCCATCGGGTTGTTACCGCCGCCCATATTGCCTATCATGCTCATTAATGGATTCATACGGGTTCCTCCTTATTCTCCGGCTTTTCGCCTAACCGCGTCAGCAGAGCGTCAAATTCCTGCCGCGTAACGTATTCTTGTCTTTCTTCTTTCGGCTGGCTCTGTGCCGGGTTTAGGGCTTCTGGCGAGATCTCGGCGAACTGAAACACCTTGAAATTCGCGCTTCCCATGCCGTCCACAGACTTAACGTAGAACACAGGGCTGTTGTTATCCATCATCCAGGCAGTGTGTCCAGGCTGGACAATCTGATTTCTTGCGCCCTCGATGCCTGCAACCTGTATCCAATTTACGTTGCTGGTCGGCGCCTGCTGCTGTTGCTGACTTTGTGGTGCATACATGCTCATCTGCTGGTTTCTCGCCTGTTCCAACTGATTAATTCTCTGCTGAAGCATTGCCTGTTCGTTCGCAAATGCCTGCGGGTCAATATACGGATACATGTTCATCCCTCCGTTCTCTTTCTACTCATATTTTAGGCGCAAAAAAAGGACTCTGACAGTTCGTCAAAGTCCCATGAAATGCTCAAAAAAGTATCAATCAGCATACTTTAATGATTTTGGTGTTTACGTTTCTGCTGATCCGTTTTGCAGTAGAAACAGAAATGTTCATTAGTTCCGCACACTTTTCGAGCGGAATATTCCTACTCCGATAATCAAAAAGTGTACGTTCGTCACGCGTAAAATTACAATACGTGCGAAAATATTCCAGCTCCGGTACTGTGAATTCATACACTTTCAAGATAAGCCCTCTTAATTTTTCTTGTCGGTCATCGCATTTACAAGTTCTTCCCTCGTTTTTTTTAAGCCCTCGATGTTGTTCCCTGTAATCTTATTTTCGATCAGATTGAACATGCTCCTCATTATCAGATTCATATCATCTCGTTGGGTGCGGATAGAGGTATAATCTTTCTCAAGTTTCGACTTGATATCCTTGATATCCTCCTCTATTGTCTGCATCCTCTTTTCCAGATCCCTCTCGGGCTTTTTGAATTTCTTCCATGCTCCGGTCAGAACCACAATCGCGCCACCTACTGTAGTTATCCAGCCGCAGAGAATCATGATTTGATTAATCGTCTCAATCATCTGCTTTTTCCTTTTTGCGTTTTTGATATCGCCGTGCATCCGCTGCGGCTCTTGCTGCCTGTTTTCGGTCCCAATGGGCTATTTTCAAACGCTCATCATAAGGGCGCAGGTTGTTGTCTTCGCAAAACTTGCGATATGCTTTATTTTGCTTAGTAAGCAAATTAGCTTTTTGCTCTGTTTTACTTTGCAATTTGCTTTTCGTCTCGTCATCGCTTGCGTTGTCTGTAGCATATTGCAAAGTTTGAATTTGCCTTTTGCTGTTTCGTATTCTGCGCTCCAACAATCGTTGCCGCTTCTGTGCTTCTTCAACCTTACGATTATCTGCGTATGAGATGTTCTTAGCGTCAAATGGGTTGTTCTTTCCGTCTCCCGATCCGAAGCTATGACGGCAATTCCAGCCACCCAGCCCCTCGCCGGTGCCGTATCCGGTCACCTCGTAGAAATTCGGGTATTTCTTGTTTTTTCCGGTTCGGGAATAGAATCGCCCTTGCCACCAAAGATGATTCCCCGGGTTCTGCCCGCCGTCTCCCGTTCGTGCGCCTACATGAGCAGATACAAGAATGATATCCCAATCCATTTCTTCCATTCGCGCTTCTGATACATCACACGCTGCCTGCGCTATACCAGTGCGTACAATGGTCATGGTCGCAGATTCAAGGCTTTGTCGGTATCCGGTCGGGTACTTGACTGTTAGCCCCTCCTCGGACACTTTCTCGATCAGATCAGCCACCACAGCGCCGTAAGACTCTCCGCCGCTCAGAACCCTGTGATAGGCGCTGTCAAGCTCGTTGATAAAGAGTCTCTGCGCTTCTTCCGCGGTCGTCCGGGTGAAGTTCCGCCATGTGCCCGCGGTCGCCTTATAGTCTCTTTCCAGTACGCGCATCAGCGTTGGGGAAAGAAGAAGCGGCGTAGGTACCAGCCCAGCCGCCTTATATACCGCGTCGTCCCACTTGAGCGTCTGTATTCCTGCGTCAACGCAGGCTGATTTGATCTCTGATAGCTGCTGATTGGTCGCCTTTGCTATCTCTTTCTGTATATCTTCCAGTAGATAGCCAGCTTCCTGCAGCGCTTCGATTCTCCACTTGTCCGCCGCCGTCAACATGTAATTCTCGCCGCGTTCCATGCGGGTTAGAATCGCCTTGACGATCTTCCGCATGATCCTGTTGTGTAAATCCTCTGTGATGGCTTCTGCGCCCTCTGCCGCGTGCTGCAGATACTCAGGGGTAAGCATGTCTTATTCCTCTTTCTGTGCCTGTTTGATGATCTGGTTTGCTCCGGTGCTCGCAAGGCCGCTGACAATGCCGACGGCTACCGCGTTAAGCACGTCATGCGCCGGAAAGTCCGGGATTGTGTACATACCAACAACGCCAAGCACCGCTCCCGCCAATCCTACTGCGCACGGAATCCACTTGTTACTAATATCCGTTGCTTTCATCACCATGCCTACCAGATAGCAGACTACTGTGATGCATACTACTGTTGCTACTCCACTCATATCCATGTTATCATTCCTCCTTATATTTGCTGTCAAAAAGCTCATCCTCTTTCGGAGTGGCTTCTTCGACCATTGCCTTTGCGTCTTCCTCCGAGAATCCCTCGAACTTGACGAAATACATCCACGCCGGTACCTTTCCGGCAGTAACGTAGCTCCACCAGCGTGCACGATCCTCCTCGCGGTTGTACGTAATATCACCGAAATCATACGTTACTTCGTATTCCCCTGCCGGACTCTCGCCGTACAGATCCGCATAGACGCTCAGCGCGTAATAGACGGCATCCATGCACTTCTCGAGCTGATCCCGAACATCTTTGATGTACTGGATCGTCCGCCGGTCATCGGACTCAACTTGTGTTGCCGTTACCATGCCGGTTTTCTGGTCGAATACAAAATAGCCGTTTGAGAAGCCTGCCTTATAGCCGATCTGAGATAATAACGCATTGATACCATTAACTCTTACCTCTGTGTTGAGTGTCGGGTTAATCTCTTGATAGAATGTATCCGTTCCGTCGCCGTATACGTTGCGAACATACTTCGGCAGGTGCGTTGTTGCGGCTGCTCCCGGGGTCATCTTATTGACCGGAGTGCCAGCCGGAGACAATAACCGATCATCTGCCAGAACGATTCGTTCACTGTCGTGGATTTCTCCGGTCATGCGGGAATACGCAATATCAAGATCTTTCAGTTCTTCCAGAGCTTCGGCATATACCGGCAGGCCGAGTGGCGTAGACTTATCTACGTTATTCGCTTGCGGTGTCACGAATACGCCAAACATCGGGCCATCCAGGCTTTCTCCGTTCGCTTTCAGAATCGGCGGGGAGTTTGCCATAAGCTCAGACCATTTCGTATCTTTCAGAGCCACCGGATCGCCGATTGAATCCGGTGTTTTCGACCGATAGGCCCGATTGGAAATATAATAAGGACGTACTGTTTCCTCGCCCTGCTTCTCTTCTGCAAATCGGTGATATTCCAGCCGCGTGTAGTACCATTTTCCTTGCGTGTACGTGTCCTTGAATATCATTCCGGTGATATTCTGGTTATCATAATTGGTTATAAGCACTTCATCAGGTGTGAATACATCCAACGTCTTCCCGTTCGGCTTGATGACTACCGTTCCATACGCACAGCCATATTCCACCCATTTTCGGATACTGAAAAAAACTGCATCCGTCTGTTGCTGCAGCCATTCCGCCCGTTCTGATCCCTCGATTGTGATTTTAATTGCTAGTGTCGCAAGCCGCGCTGTTTCGGAGCTTAACGATTTTGCAAAATTAATTGTTCGGATGCCGTTTTTTACATCTTTCCACGGCGGTTCTCCGGAATAAACAGCAGCGCATTTTTTAATTACCGTATCCATTACCGGGGATTCGATCGTATCAACGTTAAACGCCTGCTCCGCTTCGCTTCGAAAAAACATGCTTAGCCACCTCTTAATAGTTGTTATCAGTCCCATTCCTAGCCCTCTGTCACTTTTCTGCCGCACATCGGGCAGTAATTGACGTTATGCGGCGTTCCCTCGATGCTCCCCGCCGCTCTTGTCTCGACCATCGTCTTACGGATCAGCTTGCACTGATAGATGTACCGTGCACGCTGATCGAATCTTTCTAAGGTTTTCCAGTTTTTCAGCTCATCGCAAAATTCGCACATTATGCACTATACCCCCTGCGCATTGATATTGGAGACGTAGCATACCTGAGAGAATCTATCCAGTGATCGTCACCGTCTGGATAGTCCGCTATCACTTCTCCATTTGCGTCAATTTCATGTTCGTAATTGATGATTTCTTTATATGCTCGTGGTGTCCGTGCCGGATCAATAACAAGCGTTCTGCACTGGAGCCATTCGAAAGTATATTTTCGGCTGCCCGGAGTAACAAGCGCTCTTCTGGCCGGAAGTCCTGCATCTCGGAAGTCTACTATGCTTTCCTCTTCGTCTACACCACAGTATATAGAATAATCATCATAGCTCTTATCTTTGATCTGCTTCGCCATGGCGGCATTTCTGATCTTACATCCGCCCAGTTCGTCAAGCAGATACACTTTTTCTTGATTAGGCACATAAGCCGCCCGAATAAAAGCTTTCGGATCCGGATACCAACCCCAGTCTTGTCCCTGGTAGATAGACTGGAATTTCTGTATTTCCTCGTCCGTAATGGTTCGGATCTCAAGAAGCTCAAATATATTCGTTCCAAGTCCAACCGGAATGCCAAGATACTCATGCTTATACGCGCGCTCATTGGTCTTTTTAAGGTGTTCTGCATCGTCGATGAACTGCTGTCCAAGCCAGTCCACAGGAACACTTGTATAGTCGCTCTTGTGCCTGTAACTGTCCTCTCTCGGCTCTTCAACGTATACGTTCGCCCAGTTGCTCCGGCTGATCGGCGGATTGAACGTCTTGAATACAACGAACTTATCGCCACCACGCAGTACGGACTGCTGTACGGTTCGGATTTCTTCGATTCCGGCGAACTCGTCAAGTTCCTCAAACCACAAATATTTAAACCATCCGCGGCTTGCCTTGATTGATTTCGTTTTCTTTGCCTTATCCAGCCCGCGAAAGATGATCTTCTGTCCGGTCGGCTTATAAGTGTACTGCATCGGGCTTACACTCGCCGACCAAAGATCATTCGCACCAAGTGCATCAATTCCCCATGCGATCTGCTCAAACACCGATTCTCGCAGGGTATTTCCAACTTTTCGGAATATCACAGCATTTGTATGCTCTCCTTTTTCCGCGTCCATCATCATCCCGAGCGGAATTTCAACACCTACAAATGATGACTTTGTAGATCCGCGTCCTCCGTACAGGTCATAATAAGTGTGGTTGCCGTCAAGAATATCCCAATGGACAGCATAGAAAGCAGGCGCGATGATGTCAGTTAGATTTACTGCGTTTACGCTGCTTTCCATTCTTTCCCTCCGGGCGCGGAATATTGTTTATGATCGTAATGCCATCGCCGTTTGCTTTCGTTTTCTCCGTCAGCTCAATTCGTTTCATAAGCTCACGGCCTGCCGCCATTCTGGTATCAATTGATACTTCAAGCCCAAACTGGTCCTTTACCTCGCCTCGCATAACCGAAGTGTAAAATTCCTGTATTTCCTTGATAGTAGCGACCTTTTCGCTCTCAACTTGCTCCTCCAGATGGCGTAAATATTCTCGGACATTCGGCTTTTTTAAGTTCTCGCTTGCCATTTGCGGTGCTGTCTTCTCAGAATACCCCGCTTTTCTTGCCGCTTCCGCCTTATTCCCGCATTCCATCAGCTCATGGCAGAAATCTTTTTGTTTTTTTGTTACGCTCATCTAATCACCTCTGTCTATTGCCATTCTTGCAGTGCCCTCCACATATCTACCAGACAGTTCAGCAAGTCGAGCTGTGATGCTGTTCTGATGATCTGATAGTCCATTTGTTTCCATACACCAGCTTTTCCGAGAAAATCAACAGGGGTTGACAGTATATACATGGTTATCATCCTCTCTTGCTCCTTTGAATAGAACTGTGTTGTCCCTATCTTCACGATTTGCCCGTTCTTCACCAGCGCACGTTGCAATTTTTTAATGATCGCGTTTAGGTTTGCCATAATGTCCTCCCCGTCCTACCGATCAGTCTTTCTTTACCCAGCTCTTTGTTTTTCCATCCCACCGAAAACCTTTTTCTTTTAACATGCTTCGTATGTTGTAGGTTTGTCCCGAAACGCTGCTTACTTTGTCCCATCTGATACCGTAACTTTCAATTCCCCTGGAATCATCGTAGCTCACAATACCATGTTGGATTTTATACGTCACGTCTTTGGTGTTCGCTTTCGGGTTGCTGTTGTCGAACGTTCCATAGGCTTTTACAATCTCTATTCCGCCTTTTTCGTTCTTTTGTTCTACCGCTTCATACACATCATCTCTATAGTGTGGACCATAGATAGACTTCCGGCGGTAGAATGTCGTGATCGTCTGCTCTTTCGCTTTCGGGTCCAACGCGGATTGGCTTTTCCTGCCTATTCCGCTTGCCCCCCTCGTCCGCCCATATCGTTTACCTCTTCAATTTCTTTCCTGTTTTCCAGTCTATGCCGCGTTTTGTAAGCGTTCTTCTGGCTGCCTGCACGGATTCGTTATCCGAATGACCTTTCGCGGTTTTCAGTAACTTATCATACTTACCTGGTTGTGCAATTTGCCCAGATGCAACTTTTTGATTGTATTCCTTAATTGCTGATTCTCGCTTTGCGGCGTACTCTTCTCTTGCTTTTGCAGCATCTTTTTCTAATTTTTTCTGCTGTCGCTGCGTCATTCCATGAGGAATACGCATCTTATCTACCATGTAATCACTTATAGGAGAGGAAAGGCCTCTTTTCCCCAGAAACTCCTCTAATGATTGCTTGGTGCTTCTGTTTTGTAAGTTGCTACTACTTCCGCGCCCCCCCCATCTAGATTCCCTCCTTCTTGTATCTCTCCTGGAATGCCGCGACCTTTTCCACGTCCCCTTCCAGTTCTTCCGGAACTTTCCCGAAGAAGATCACATGCTCCGGTGATAATCGTTTCACCATTTCTTCATATCCCCGCAGGAATGCCGCCTTTTTCGCCTTGCTGTTCTGCGTTCCCACACTGGATACTGCCACCACGCTTCCCACCGGCTCGCCATCAAAGCACCACTCGAACGAGCTTTCATCGCTCCATGCGATCGTAGGTATTACACGCAGTCCATTCATCTGCATATATGCCGCGCACCAGTGTTTTCTGTAATGGTTGTAAATCTGCATGGCTTTCGGAAAGTCCGTGTACATGCTGAAATCCGGTGAAAGCACATAGTCATAGTCTCTCAGTACATCAATATACCTGTCCGGGTTATTCCACACCCGCTCGAACTGGTAGTCATCCAAGAAGAAATGAACTCCTTTCCCGGCTCTTTTCGCTGTGCTGACCGCGTAGTTAAATCCGATCCACTCACACGGTTCGTACTGCTCCGGCATAATCTCTGGAATCCCGTATTCTCCCACGCCGGAGAAGATCATTTTCTCGAGATTGTCGTAAGTCTTGTTTGTAGGCATAAAAATCACCCCCATACTAATACACTTCTATTCTTAGTGTACTGGTATGGGGGCTTTTCGTTGTACCCTTTTATTATATTTTTTCAATAAATTCTAAAAACTATGTCTGCTCCGGCTACTCCATCATAGTCCATTTTCATTTTTTCCGCCTCTTCATAGCTCGTCGCGGTACCGATCAGCTCCAGTGTTTCTCTATCTACGACACCAATTTCCATCTTTGAGAAATCCCATACATCTCCGCCGGAAATCCACTCTCCGTCTTCGTCATATTCATTTTCTCTTATCATGTATTCCGTCACGGAAAACATGCCTCCGGACTCGCTGATTTCTGTCTTGTATTTTTTCAGCTCCTCCTCTGCTTCTTCCAGCTTTTTAAATTCTGCAATTTTTTCCGGTTCCACATCATCCATCGTGCATCCGGTTGTAATCTCTTTCCTGTGCTTCCAATTAAATTCTGCACTGTTTTTCATTATTTCATATTTTTTCATGTTATTTTTTTCTCCTTCACTATCTTCTTGCACTACTCTTTCCAGTAACATCAAAACATATTCCGGCGGGTTTCTTTTCCCTGACTCCCACCCCTCAAGAGTCCTTTTTGGAATATTGTATTTTTTCGAAAATGCATCCTGTGTCAGTCCAGAGTATTTTCTGATTTCTTTTATTTTCATTTTTCCTTCCCCTTTATTTAGTTAAGCTTTTCGGAATCCAGCAAGTCCATCCTTTATAGGATCCTACAACACCGCCTGTAGCGATTCTAACTTGAATTGCTTTTTCTGTTTCTGTAATAATCTCTTCAACCTCTGCAAAAACATAACCATTTTCTCTTTTTATGGTTTCGTCTTCGTTTCTTTCAAAATCAAAGAATGTATTATATTTTTCTGCCTTATCCTGTTCTTTGTTGAAAAACCATTCTTTTACTGAAATATATTTCGTTTTTGCCTCCTTCCACGCTTTCTTTAAACCGGAGGAAATCGTCATTGACGCTTTCTTCACCAGCTCCCATGCTCTTTTCATTATCTTCGATAAATCGTATGTCTTCATTTCGATTTCCTCCTTGTTTTCTTTTGATGGTTTTATTATACCACTCATTGACGTATACGTCAATAGGCGGAAAACTTATTTTTAAAAAAAGAAAAAGCGGGGTTTATTCCCGCTCTTTTCTTTATTCTTCTGGATATATTTCTATTTTCTCTTCTCCTTCCAGTCTTCACTCTAACTCCTTCCCGTGCAGAAGCAGCAATCGATACAGTTCCTCGATTGTCTTCCTTCTGTATCCCTGGAAATCTTTCCGCTGCATTGGGATGTACTGCACCTGGCTGATCCGGTCATACCCAATTCCGAGCGTCAGATTCGCAAACAGGGCGCTCGATATCTCCGGGCAAGTCTTCTGTGCGGCCTGCAAGATAAGATTCTGGTCGTAGTCGTGCGCGTTTCTGCAATATGATACGATCTTATCCCCAAGTTCTTTCGAAATCCCGTAATCTTTCAAAAATGTGCTCCGAATGCTCATGGTGCAGCTCCTTTCTGCGTTACGCTTCTTTTACCTCATCTCTTAACTGGCAGAATTTGTAGGTGACGCAATACTCTCCCACACTGAATACCGCAATATGTGTAGAGATATCAACCAAAGTTGCATCGCTCCACTGATACGAATTTACGTTGCCATCCGCGATTGACGGGCGGCGGATCTTATACCTGTTCCCTATCACAAGTTCTTCTTTAGTCATTTTGATTTTTTCTCTCCTTCTTCATCCAGGTTCATGATGTCTAAAATTTTTTTCATGCATTTCTGGCATAAGTCAAAAAAGTCCGTGTCATAATAATTTCCGTCCTTTGTGTTACATCGAAATGTTATTTTAGTCGCCTTTAATCCATCGTATTTATTTTCTGCTGCATACGACTCGTATAGCTTGCCGCATCGGTCACATTTGTATGCTCTACTCATCCTTTTCACCTCTTTCTACTTCCTTGAAAACCAGATCAACAGCTCCACCCGCCACTTTTTCAAGTGCTTTTTGTGTCATCTGTATTCCTTTTTCCAAGAATCCTGTTACAAGTTCTGCTGCCTGCTCTTCCAGTCTCTCGTACCGTGCCAGCTTCTCAGCAATTTCGTTCAGCACCGGGCATTCATCCGACGCACAGTATTCCCCGTCGTACGGGAAACTGGTACCGCACAGCTTAATATATGCGGTACCATCAAAAGAATCTTCTGTAAGTCTTTTCACTCTTCCCATCTTCACTCTTCACATCTTCACTCCTCCGGCATATTCATTAAATACGCAGCAACTCCTGCGTTGCATAACGCACTCTGCGTTGCGATCATGTCCAAAACTTCCATTGCTCTTTCTTCTGTTTTGTAAGTTCCAAGCTGTTCAAATTGGTCTGCGCAGATTTTAAAACAACCTCCAACCGTCTCAGCCACATAAAGCACTCTGCAAGTATCAATATTGAAGATTGCTTTCTTGTCCTGTCTTCTAATCAGCATCTTCTTCCTCCTCTTCTGCTGGCATTTGATACACATATTCCTGTGCAAGCGCTTGATACACGGTTACACGGAGTCCGCCGATCCCTCTACCCGCGTAAATGATTTCATCCGCTTTACAACATCCAATCTGCTCAGCGATTTCATCAAGGACCTTTTCTGCTTTTTTTTTGGTTTTATAGACTCCCAATACGCCCGCTCTTGTCTCAATAGCGTACCGGCCATCCGATTCGCAGAACATACGGAATTCATTTCCGTTTGTATCCACCACGAGATCTTTGTTTTGACTTTTAATTATCATTCCTTCTCCTTTTTCCTCACGCAAATCTCAACTGTTCCTGGCTGTCATCGATATTCAGATTCGGCATTCGTTCCCCAGTGCCATCTCGATGCCGACGGAGGCACCGCCCCCGCCAGCAAAGCAATCTATAATCAACTCTTTACTCATTTCAAAAAATCCTCCAGGCTCATCTGACCAGTAATGCTTGCTTCGACTTTTTCAGCATTCCTTCTCTTTTGCTTATAGTCGTTATATCGTATCCGATATGTATAGCTTTTTCCAAAGATATTCCAAGCTGCCTTTACGACATTCGGTTCGTATTTTCCAATCTTTTCCAGATCCTCAACCGCCTTGTACGATATCGGGCAACCGCAACACCCTGTTCTTGTCAGACCATACACCTCATAAGCATCTGAGTATCTGATCCCGTACCGCTCTTTATACCACGCCTTATCCTTATCTGATACATAATACAATGGTCGCAACCGGAACTGGCCGGATGCAGTCTCGCTGAAGCATAATGCTGTGTTATCTTTGCGTGGAACCGATCTCATGCCGCCCTCGTCCCTGCGTTCCCCGGTAATGACCATCTCATATGCTTTCTGTACGTTGTGCGCAACCTGTTTTTTGCAGTAATCACAACACTTAGCGCTTATTTTGAAGTCCGGTGGATATTCTGCGATGAAATCTCGCATATACTTCGAGGAATTGATCACAAGCTGAATATTCGGTCTTGGTTCTCCGGCTGCGTTGCAACAACACAAAAAATTAATTACGCTCTCGCACTTAGGATAACGTTCTCTTAATTCCTGCCGCTTTGCTGCTTTATCTTCCGCCCGATCATATTCATCAGCAATACACAATGGTATTCCTTTCTTCTGCCACTCAGACAAGCCGCCCGACATAATTTTCGAAACAAATGGAATGCCGTATTTTCTGGATGCCTGCACAATATTGATTTTTGGTCTGCATTCCTCTATCTCAACCCCATATTTTTCGGCGGTTCTCTTTACGTGGTCTTTCGTTGCTTTCATTTCCAGTCCGGTGTTAAAAAATACGTATTTAACCGGCGGCAGGTCGAATGTCTTTCGCGTCTGCTCGATAAGATCAATCATAATATCACTGTCTGCTCCGCCAGAGTATGAGCATATTGCATTTGGATGCTCTCTCAATCTTTTTGCGATAATACTTTTAATTGCTTCAAATTTTGCCGATGAATCAAAATCCGCATAATCTGGTCTATCTAAATATACTTTACTTACTCCGTTTTTCATTGTGTCAAGAAGCCCGGTATACCCTTGCCCCGGCCGGAGGCTGGCTCCTTTCTTTGTGTTTGTTATTTTTTATGTTTCTTGTTCCATTCGTTCAGAAATTCAATTTGCTCCTCATCCTCTTTCGGATCTTTTTTCCGATCCGGCGGGTCAAGCATTAGTTTTGCTGACGCGAGAATCACCGCGCAGAACAGAACAATTCCGATGATCTCCATTCTCTTTTCCTGCCTTTCCGAGAATCTGTTTTCTCGTTTTATCCCATTCTTTCAGAAGAGCATCCGGGAAATCGTTTTTATCGTATTTCGTTTCTTTCATTCTTCCGCCCCTCCAAAGCCAAACTCTTTTGCGAGATCCATATCCTCAAATTCCAGCGTCGCGCCGGTCTTTTCGTGCAACTCCTCGTACATCTTAGCCAGACCTACACTGTTCATCTTCCGTACTGCCGCAGTGTAGTTGTCCATGTACCGGTCAAGCGCCTTTTTGTACCCCCATGTCTCATAGATCGCCAGTGCCGAGCACACGACGTTCGCCGCGCTGATGCAGTCCTCTGCTTTCAGCAGCTTTTCCTGTGCTTCTTTCTGGTAGGCTTCGGACAGGTTTCTCTGCATCCTGTCCACCCATTTCCTCAGGATCTCAAGCTTTACGCCTGTGATCCCGCTCACTTCTGCGGCCGTCATCGTCTCAGGGCTTAACTTAGTTGACGGCTTTTTCTTAAGCTTGTTGCTCATAGACACCTCCCCTATTTTTTTAGTGTTTCATCATCTGGTAGAAGCAAAACGCTACTGTAGCGCAGATAATTGCTGTTTTGATTACAGATACCATCCTTAACCTCCTATCAATGACTGCTCCAGCGCCGCGAAATCATACTCCCGCTGCTGAAAATTGTTAAATTTGTTCTCTTTCTGCTGCTTTGTTGGTTCTCTTTTCCCCGGTTCATAATTTTCGTCGAGATAGTCCACGTAACCAGAATTGAAAAAGGTACTGCCGTACTGCGGTTTTCTCCAGTCCTCCTTTTCCAGTTCCGTCTTATACCTCTGAATTGCTCTCTCAAGCTCTTCATGCCCGATTTTAAGCAGTTTTTTCTTTGCTGTATCACTTACCTGCCCCTTGCCTTTTTTGTTCGGATACAGGCTCCACAACCGCTCGAAAAGAATCTTTGCTTCTTTGGTTTCCTCCGCCTTTTTCGACGGCTTCGGTTCTTCTGGTTCTTCGTGTTCCTCTTGCTTCTCCTCTACCGGCGGTGGTGTTTCCTGCTCCACAGCTTCTATTTTCGCCTGTTCCCTGTACCGCGCCTGCCGCTTCCGGTTGCTCGCCCGGATCTGTTCCAACGCGGCTACGTTCTGATGTTCTTCCCATCCAGGGATCAGAAGCGTGTTTTCCTCGTTTCGGCTTATCATTCCCATACTTTCCAGCGCTTTCATGGCTACCAGAATCGTGCTTTCCGGGAATCCAAGCTCATTTGCGAGCATCGCCGGAGTGTACGGGATGTTTTCGGTAAGGAAAATATATCCATTGGAATTGCACCGCCCTGCCAGCGTCAGCAGCATGACCCAGATAAGAACGATGTTGTTTCCCTCCGGCAGGCCGCGCAGATACTTGATCTTTCGATTATCGAACATGTCTATTGACATCTTAACCCACTTAACCTCGCCCATCGTCCGCACCTTCTTTCAGACTCATTCCCGCTTCGTATTCGCGGAATATTGTCATCCAATCGTCGAGTTCCATCGTGACCAGGATCTTATGATTGTTTCTTTTGTGGAATACTGCGGGCAAAATGTCTTTTCCACTTTCTTTCGCGTCGTGTTTCGCCTGATCCATCCAGTCATAGAGCTGCATTCGCTCTTGATGTTTCGCTTCCACGTGGATCCCAGGGAGGCCTACAACATCGGATGCGTCCCCGGTGTTCCCGCAGTATTGCGCGGTCCGGCGGGACTCCGTGTAGCCATACTCCCGTAACTTTCTGGAAAGCTCCAACTCGAAGCGTTTCCCTTTCTGTTTGCTGTTGATCGGCATTTCTGCCCCTTTCCGGCGGCTCCAGCCAGCCGCCTTTTTGTGACGTATAAAATTTTGAACCATACTGAGATACTCTGTTGACAGTTCCATGCTGGACTCTATGACTTCCCATCCGGGTTATCATCTACAACAATTCCGTATACGTGATACATTTTTTCGAAGCTCGGCATTCCGCATTGATGCGCGATCGTGTGGTGCGTCCTGCACAGGCAGATTTTCCGGTATCCAGAATCATCCACCCGCCGCCGGTCATTTCCCATGCCGATTGTATCAACATGGTGGATTTCGCCATCTTTCCCGCACACCGCGCATTTTCTGTGCTTGATGCACGCGTACAGGTACTTACCGACATCATCCGCGCGCTCTATTCCGCTGTCTGAGAGCGGTATTCCCTCTTTCAAGACGAAATCCATCACAAACGTAAGGAAATCCCGTGCCGTCCCCATTGAACAGTCTGAAAGGGAGAAATACGGCTCTCCGGTCTCGATCATGTAGTTGCATTTCATAATCTCTTTCATCTCCTCCGGGAGATAGCCAAACTCAATAGCTATATCCCGGATGGTCGCGTATGCTTTCTTCCGCTGCAGATTGGAGATGTGCCGCCCATCGTCGAAACGCATTTCTGTGTTCGTGATGGTTTTATTTTCAATTTCTTCTTTCAGCCTGCTTTTCGGCAGCCGCACTACAAGCCACGTATCACCGTCTTTTTCCACGGATTTTACGATTTCAGCCAGAGCGTGCATTATGCATCACCCGTTGGCATCTCTACTGCATTCGGTGTCTTTTGTAATTTTTTCATTGCTTTGTTGTACTGCAGAATATTCAATTTTTCTAATGCATCGACTCCAAATAATGCAAAAATCTGTTCTTTTCTCACACCGGTACGGCTTAATTCAGCGTTGATTCTGCGTACCATTTCCTCGTTAATTAATGATTTCCCTGCATCCGCAGTTGATTGTTCATTTGTTTTTCGTGCTTCTGGAGATTCTGCATCTGGATCGTCTACCATATCCGCCGTTGGAATGCAGAACACCTGGAAACAAGCGTATTTGTAAGCAATTGCCATTGCCTTATTGGTTGCCTTATCTCCTGTGTCCATTGCTTCTCCTACAATGGTCGATTCGACAGAGGAACCATCCTCCGCATAAAATGTGAATTTGATTTTGCAGGTCACATAATGCATCATTGAACCGTTTCTTGTTTGCAGTTCTTTCACATCTCGTTCCAGAATATTCGGGACGATTACAACCTTGTTTTTTGCAAGTGCCGGATGCAGTGCGTTGTAAACGTCATCAATGCTTCTAAATTTGAATTTTTGCTGTTCATTCATTTTGTTTTTTCCAACAGCTCCAACATCCGTGATAACACCCGCTATAGATCTGTAGATCATCGGATATGTCGTGCTTTCCGTCATTAAGCGTCCCTCCTTTCAAACCAAATGCCGATGCTGTTAAATGCCATCTCTACACGTTCCAGTTCTTCTTCTGTAGCAACCACCTTGTAAAAGGCTGTTACCGTTTGCGGCTGAGGAAATGGCAAGTCATCTTCTTCATCTTCAAGGAAAAATGGTACTTCCGGATCTTTTGTTGCAACTGCCGCCGCTTTCAGCGTTTCTTCCGCCTTTTTTCGCTCTTCTTCTCTGGCCTTGGCGATTTCTTCGATTTTTTTTCGCTCTTCCTCCCGTGCTCTCTCAATCTCAGCCTGCCGGCGCTGCTCCTCTTCCTGCTCGCGGCGGATGCGTTCCGCCTCCAATGCCCGCTTTTTATTGTCCTCGTATATATTAATCCGGGTAAGGGCGGCACCAAGGTCACGGCTCTTCTGATAGACCTGCAACGCATCTTCCACAACCTCCGACTGCGTATTGCGGATAATGCCAATCTCAGAAGCAACCTTTTCAGCCATCGCCAGAAGCTCTTTTTCGATCTGTTTCAGGCTGGTGGTGGCGTTGTCCCACTTTTTCACATAGATCTCCTTGAGTGGCAGGTACTCCGCCCATTCACCTGTGCATTCTGTATACAGCTTCTCAACATCCCCATGACGCTTGCGGATGCGCTCTGCCTCCATCTCTTTCAGCTGACTATCGATCAGGCAGATCGGTTCGTCGATGATTTCAAGAAGCTCTTTTACCTTCTCCTCGAAGTCGTTGTAAGGCACCAGGCACTGCGCCTTTACTTCTTTCCGACGTTTCTCTACTTCTTCTCTGGTCTTCCGGAGAGACGCCAGTTCCGCCTTAGCCACGCTCTTAGATTCCTCAGTGAATACCGCTCCCTGATACTCCGCCATCTTTTCGGACAACTTAGCTTTCACATCCTTAAAATTGCACCGGATCACAGCCGGTTCCTGGCTAATTTCGATCTTTAATTCATTCATTTTCTTTTTCTCCTTCTTTTCTGTTTTCTTCTACTTTCTGCAATCCGAGAATCGCCGCGATTGTCTCAACCTGCGGGAATTTTTCAGATTCCAGATACCGGCGTACTGCTTCGATATAGCATCTTGCGCTGTCCTCTACACTTTTTTCTGTGCTTACGTCCATTCCTGCATATTCATAATGTTTCATTCTTCTACCTCCGAAAATTCTCCGTTTTTCAGCGTGTAATAAGTGTCCTCTTTGATTTTTTCGCCGTCTACACGCTCTGTTTTTACGCAGATCGGCACATAGCGTCCTTTTTCTTCATCTTTCACCCATTCTGCAAGCGTGATCCAGCTCCCCTTTTTGCCTTTTGCTTTTGATTTTCTGCCCGCGCACATAATCACAGCGTCTTCTCCGGTGCTGTTGATCTGCGCGGAGTCACCGGACGAGCCGATCTGCGCGGAGTAACCGGACGAGCCGATCTTCGCGGAGTCACCGGACGAGCCGATCTTCGCGGAGTCA